GTCGCCTTATGGCTAAAAAAACGGCTTCCTTTAGATGAGTTACATGATTTGCACATGGCTTGCAGATTATCCATAGCCCACATGTCTCCACCATGCACCCGGGGTACTATGTGATCCACTGTATCTGCTGGCTGGCCACACATGCACTGTCTGCCATCACGATCTAATACTGATAAACGTATCTTCTTCCATTTGCCACTACCTATAGCTCTATCGCTCAATGCCAACCCTTCTTATCTAAATGCTCAGCTGCAAGGCATGCATTAGCCTCACCATTTACAAGCCCATATCTATGTGCTATGTATTTATAGTGTAGATCAATCTGTTGTCTAGGTGTTAGTTTAAGTACCATCTTGTTACGCATCTGGCCTAAGCCATAATGACTACCATTCTTAGCTTTATAATCCCATCTAGATTCTTTAATGATTATGTAGTTATAACAATCAAACTGATCGTAGGTCTTAAACTTATGATAAGCGTATAGCTTTAGATTCATAATGCTGTTATCCATAGCAACGGAATAATCTTTTGATAAGCAACTGCTAAATGCAATTAGCAATAGGGTGGCCCAGACTCTGCGCCTACCGGGCCTAGCCTTTGGCGGCCCAGCTTTTCGATTTAAGATCGAACGCTTTCTGTTCAGGGTAGCATGCCATGTCAAATCCATTAGCATAACCGCAGGTCAGAAGGCATGTCGTAGAAGGGCACAATGTTGTATTGGTCAATCCAGTTAGAATCGTACCCAGCCTCACTCATGGCTTACTACCCCATCCACCACCTTTGAAGATCAACCCCGGTGCTGAGTAAATGCGAGACATCTGCAAATTACATTTAGGGCAATCCATACCGGTAACTTCATCATCGTAAGATTTCTGCACTGATCCATAAGTGCCACAATCATTACAGCTGTATTCATAAGTAGGCATTACTTTGCTCCAATCAGGGCACAAGTGTGGCAACCAGAGCCTAGGAACTGCCAGCCACCACACTTGATGCATCTATCTATGCTGCTGTCCGGGATATGAAGGGCCTCAGCAATATTCTTAACACCAACACATCCACAGCTCATGCATTGATAAGCCTTAAACCCTTCAGGCGTATCTAATTGCTCCAGCCATAAGAACTCTGTCTTAGCCTTACAGCCATTACATTTGAATTGTGGGTGCATTATGATAATATCCTTATTGCCTGGTATGGCATTGAGTACAAATCAAGTAATTACCACTATGTATTAACCTGTCATCATTACAAGCTATACATACGTCATTAGAAGGTATGAACTTTACCTGGTCGTTCTCTATTCGCTCCAGGTAAGGTCCCCCTCTTAGAATCTCTATATATCCCATCACTCACCCCCTTTACCTTGCTCCGAATCATCGGGCCAGTACCAAGTGCCAGCAGCTGTAAGTTTTGCCCACTTAGCATCACATTGATCTGCCTTAGGTGCGCTGCATACATAACCTGCGTATGGCTTATTTGTAGCTTTGGCTAGGCCTTCTTTCTTTACCATATCACCATGCTTACAAGTAAAACTAACATCGACCACTTCACCAATTTGAGCAATAGTTTCACCAACTGACCACTCAACTGGACCAGAGCCGTCAGCATTAGCGATAGATTTTTGCTCCACAATATGTAACGCCATTTCCATCGCAGCTGATTTAGATCCGGGTGCAGAGTACTTAGGTTTGAATTGTTCAACTTTGCTCATCTCTTCTCTGCTTGCGCGTTTTCCCTTAGCCGCATAACCTGCGTTTGCAAGCGCACGGCCGATCGCTGAAGTCTCGCAGTTTTCCAGTGCAGACGTTGAATTAACACCGCGATCAGAAATGACCTCACTAGCAAGCCCAGTCGCACATGGTTTTGCATCGGCTTCCGTCTTAAATAGTTCAGCACTAACAATGTATCTAGTGTCTGTGGCCTGTTCAATTTTCGTTCCCACTCTTCCATCTGGATAATCCTTCCACCATTTTTCTAGTCGGCTCTCGACTGTTTCGTAATCAGCTAAATTAAACATTAGTCAACCCCCCAGGTGAATTGCGTGTCCATTTCTGCATCCAAGACTGACTTGTATATCGAAAGGTAAGCAAGTCCGTCCTTAATACTGTCTTCGTGATTCGGTGATTCACTAAGCCGAGATACCTTGACGAGTGCCATGCATAATGCGACTTGACTAGCCGTAACCGGATGGTTGAGATATGCCGACCAGAGTTCACTGATCCGCTTATGGTTGTAGTAAGGATGACCGTAGACCGCTCCGCGCTCATGGATCGTACTGACAACATCAGCTAGTAATTTCTCAGTTGTTGTCGGCATTAGTTTTGTTTTCTATCATTCTCCGGTGCATGTCCCAGCCATCTTTGCGGCCACGCCAGTAATGCGTTGTCTTTGCATTTTGAATTAAACCGTAGGCATAGATAATGCCAACCATTGATGCTACCCATAACAATCCTGCTTCTTTAAGTGTCATGCGCTTGGCTGCAATCTAGCTGCAAATAGTTCAAGTACCACAGCTGTATTGGTGTCTTGATTCTTACACATAAACTCATCCACTTGCAATAAGACCTCATGGATTTGATCTGCTAGATCTGTACGACCTAGATCAGATAATAGTTGTATTGCATCATCTAACGTATCAATCGTTTCACCTCTGAGAGTGTTCTTGCGAATCACTTCTTGTGTATGTAGCAGTATTGCTTGTGCTGTCATATAGCCCTAACTATGCCTGCATACTTTGCGGCACAGCTGTAGTGTTGCACCTGTGTACGACTTTGTGGATAGTTTAGGGCGTAGTTTGTATAACGATTAGGTAACGATGTTACCCGTAATAACGCCCAAGTGCGGTAAATGAGCCATCCTTATTGATCGGCACTAACGTTGGTGTTAGTGTCTTTCCAACGGCTTCTAGTATAGCAATACCCATCTGCCAATTCGCGCTTCCATAGCGTAAATAAGACGCTTTCTTTCTATCCATTAGATTACCTACCTCTACCCCATACAAGGCCCTGTAATGGCTTCCTACGCCCTCTGCATAGGCACTCATGCCTAGTCTGTGGGTGTGGCCACATAATACTGACTTGCCCCACTTCTTAGCCAGGTTAAGGGCAGTAATACCAGCGTGCTGAGACATGTTACCTTCATCGCCATGGGCAAGCATCCAGCCCGGCTCAAACTCATAGGCTTCTTTGTGGTAAGTCATGCCCATATCGGCAAAGCCCATAAACTTTGGATACTGTAATTCTGGCAAGCTGATTAAACCCGGTACTTTTAATAAAGTGTTGTAAAGACGATCTGTATGGTTCGATCTAATGATATGGCATTCCTTGCTGTACTCACTTAGATCCCAAAGAATCTCTTTAGTAAGTTCACGATCCTGGTGAATGGTCTGCTTATAAGCCAAAGGTGTTCCCTCGGCCCACTTGCTAATTGTATTAAAATCAATTTCATCGCCGACCACCAGTACAGAATCAAACTTCTCCCTACGTGCTAACTTGATTACATTTTTTACAGCTGCCTCGTGATGGAAAGGAATCTGTAAATCTGAGATTACGAGATACCGTTTCCCCTTAATCTTCATCCTCTTCTGGAGTAGGGATAGAAGGGATAATGCCGTTATCGCCTACTACCCAATCGGGCATAGACGATGGACTATCCATTAACGCCAAGGCTATAGGCTCACTAAATCCAGCCTTGCGTGCAGCCTTGAACATCTCATGCTTGGCAATATAAAACACTTCTAGCTTAGATAAAGGATCGGGTGATTTACGCACCACGCGCCTATTGATCTTCTTTCGCTTACGTGTGTTAGCCATCTTAAAATTATGACTTACTAATTAAGATAAATAGATCATCGACACGCTTTTCTAATCGTGTTAATTGATCCTTCATACTAGAGCCACCATTAGGGCGTAACTCATTGAGCCAGCCTCTAACTATAAAACGTAATCCGACTAGCACGCCTGACAGCACTGCGATAACGCCAGCTCCAAAGCCAGCCCATTCGCCCGGTGTCATGCTTCATCTGCACCGAGGCCATAAGCACTGTCGGATTTATCTAGAGCCCTAGCTGCTGGACCTGCTAATGCTGCAACGATCACAGACACAGCAGGATCTAAACCTAATTCATTACTTGCTAAGAATGTTAAGAATGATACTAATACCCCACGTGCGTACGATTTTAGTACTGCTTTTTGTTTCTTACTGATTTTCATATCTTGCCTCCTAGTAGTGGTATATCAAACTCTTTACCATCGTGATCTCCTGATGGATTAAAGCTGACGTGGATGTGCTTTGTGTGCTTGTTAAACCCTGAGTATTTACGCCACTTAAAATTAAGAATCTTGCTCGCGATCATGCCGTTATGAATTACGTAAGATATGCGCTTATCGGTTTTCGCACAGATTCTGATCTGGTCAGCCAGATATACCGAGAGCCCTTCGGATGAATCCAAGCGAGAATC